ATAAAAAACTCAAAGACCTTACAGCACAAAGATTTAAAGAGGATAATCCTCTTATACAAAGAAAAATATCAAAACAGATTCATGCTCTGTTTGATGAAAAATTTGAAATCGAAAAACAGTTAGATGTTCAAGAAAAATCGTAGAAAACTTGTGGTCGATTATGCCGACTTGATGGGTAAAACAGTTAAACGTACCTTTGATGGTGCGAAGTTTAAATGTGTAACCATTCAATATGCTAAAAATACAGAAATTTTGTATGTAAGCATCTTGCGATGTTATGACTTTGACCATATTGACAATGCTACTGAATATGCCAATGCAGTGGCAAACAAAGCTATTTTTATTGATTGGGATAACTTTTTCTTAAATTATGAATTTTCTGAAAAAGATTGCGAAACAATCTCGGGTAACAACTTTTCAAACAATTTGATAAAGGCCAACTGGAACCAAATAAAAAAAGTATTTGTAAAAGATTTTAAAGAAGGCGCCCATGGGAAAAAGGATTGATTTAAAAGACTTACAACAGTACATTGATGATAAGGGATTTATCGTTCAAAACCACTGCTGGAAATGTCAAAAGATCAGTTACAGAAATGAAAAAGATGCCAAAACAGTTTCAGCAGATATGTTCAAACTTGGTAAAGGCCATACCTATGCATATGCCTGTCCTAAAGGTAATGGCTGGCATCTAACTTCTAAAAAACCAAGAAGTGCAAATTGCCCCAGGCAAAAAAAACAATGCAAAGCAACACGACAAAGTAAACCTGAAAGGAGGAGACAATGAGTGATTCTTTGAAACTTAGAAGATTGAAGGAAATGCGTTTGGCAAACTTAGAGAAACAGTTGCTTGACGATACTTTAAAAGGCTATGACCATTATGTTTTTATAAACGAAAGGGGTAAAGCACAGGTTGTAACAGAACAAGGTCGTTGGGTTGCTGAACATATACGAACAGCAATTTTAAAATTTAATTATCAAGTTGATGAAACTAAGAAAAAACTTGTTAAAGACTTTTCAGATGCAGAAATACAAGCTTATATAGATAAATACGATTCATAGACTATGCAAACAAGAGATAAAATTATTGCTGCCAAAAAGCGTATTAACGAACTTGAAACTCTTATAAGATATTGGTCAATGAAAAAAGTTATAGAAAAACAAAGACTTTACCAAATCACTTAAATAATCTTTTTTTTATTTTATTTATTATATTAGGTTTTTTTCTTATTTCTTTAACTACAAGATTTGCTTCAAGTTCAACTAATCTACCAAGTAAAGATGCAAGAAAAACATCCTGGTGCATTTGATGTCGCACAAGATGTGTACAGTACCTTTTTATATTGTCATAATCTTCACTTTGCATAATTTCTCGACAACGCATTTCAACAGATAATTGCAACTCGGGTGGGGCTGGTTCTATCTCTATGTTGAGAAATTTTTTTACGTTCATTTAACTGGAAATAATTTTTCTTCAATCATTTTTACAATGGCATCATCAACATCATTGTCACTTTTCTCTGCCAAATCTTTCAAAAGACTTACAGCAGCTTTGCGTAATGATTCAGATTTACCAAACTTAATAAACAGACCGATTAAAAATTTAGACATAATTTTGTGTGTTACTTTCCAAACATAACAGTATTTGCTAAATTTGGCACATACTACCCTAAAGCGGTGGTCATCCTGTCTTCATTTTGGGTAGTATTTTATGGCAGACGAACAAGAAGAAAAAGAAGGTACCGATTGGGGCGAAATCTTTGGTCATGCTGTCCGATTTATGATTCTTTGCTGGTCTTTAGCAATGATGACTCTCGGATATATGGACAAAATTCGTAATGATGGTGCGTTTTTGGCAGGCCTTACCTCAGGTGTCTTAGGCAGTTATGGTATAAGTGTAAACAAAAAGAAACCTACAAACGCTGCTAAGATAGTGGATAACAAGGACACTAACGTAGGAATTAAATGAAAAAACTATTTGCATTGCTTTTATTTTTTCCATCTGCTGCCTTTGCAGATATTAAACAGGAATTTGTTACCTCTGCGCAGATAACTGTTGATATGCCATATGTGGTTACGAATAAAGTTGGTACAACATATTCTTTAAGTGGTAATAATATTACACCATCTGTAACTGTAGGAGATACAACAACATCTGGAAAGATTGGTGGAATAAATGTTGGCAGTTTATCAAATGGTGTACCAGCAATGATTCAGACAGATACAGCCATAACAACTGCTGGTTCATCTTTCTCAAAAACAGAATCGGTAATTATGGGTGACGCCACACCTTCTGCGGTAACACCTAGTTCGGGTATTGCATCCTTACCAGTTTTAGGCGGACAAACAACAATAGGAAGCGGAGGCACAGCCGGATCGCTTGCGCTCACTTCTTTATCTAGCGGAGTTCACACTTGCACAGCAGGCGGTAGCGGCACAAGTTGTATAGGCTCTACAAAAGTTACTATAACCATTGATTAAATTTTGGCTGTTAGTTATAATAATATATCCGCTAAGAACCCTTGCTACACCTGTGGTTCCACAATTTCGCTCAGGTTCGCAAACAACCTCTTCAACAAGTCAAAGTGTTATAAATGAAACGATTACATCATACCAATACAGAACTGGTTACTCATATGCAGCAAGTGGACATAATATCGAAGCTGAAACAGGATATATCAACCCTACTGCTACGACACAAAGCACCCAAACAGTTGGAGGAGTAAATTTTAGTTGGACAAGTCCAAATCTCGAAGCAATCCCACGCTGGAAAATCGCAACAGATGGTGCAGCATTTTCGATACAAGAAACTCTCATAACACCAGGCCTAGATACAGTTACAAACATACAAAGAACCATAACAACTTCAACAACTTCAGAAACCACAAGTACCTTTGGTCAATAATATTTTTACTTTTACCTATAAAGCCTTTAAATGCAAATACAACGGTTAGTAGTCCACAAAGTCAAAGTACAGGGGTAGTTAACAACAATGCGACTATGATAACGCCTTCAAGCCTTCCACAGAACCGCTACAGTCAAGGAATTGTTTGTACATCGCCAAGTCTTACAATTACACCATATCTTACAGATGCTTGGTCATTTAACAGGCCTATTGAAACTGTAACCAGACAAGCAATTTATGATGAAGACACTGGCGAGATTAAATATTACCAAGAGACACCACGTTTTGAAAAAGATAACTACAACTTAAATTATGGAATTAGTATGCAATTTAATATACCGCTAGGAAATGGTGGCAAACTCTGTAAAGAAGCAGCAAAGGTAAATATAGAAGCACAAAAACTTCTTATAAAAAAAACACAATATGAAATCAGCTTATTTAGGTTAGAGCAATGTGCCAAGCAAGCAAAACTTGGGGTAAGCTTTGTTGCTGGTAGCCCAAGTGCAGTTACTTGCCAAGATATTGTTATAACAGTACCGCCAAACCAAGTATTACCGCACAAACATATCATCAAGAAGTAGACGAGCAACGGGTATTACACTCATCTACGGATATTTATTTTACCTTATTTTTTTTCTTAGTCAATTTAGTAATAATCTGTTTCACGAGAGGTTTTACAATATTTATAAGAATCGGAGTAGAAG